GTCTGAGCCTTGTGTAGTAGTTGTAACAGTCAAACAGTTTGCACCAGTTCCCACAGTCATTGTGTAAGTGGTATTTGTTAAATTTTCTACATTTGCTGATGTTGATACAACATTACCACCAGCACCACCACCTCCATAATACTTGAGATTAGTGTTTGCACCAGATCCACCACCTCCACCTACAGCAAGTACTTTAAATGCATTGTTGTGATAGAAACTGCTTGAATCATAGTAACCAATAACTGTTAAGAATGCATTTGATGCTAAACTTCCTACATCATTTACAGTGAGAGTGTCACTGCTGGTTAACTGATGGTATGTACCATCTAAGTAAATGTTACCTGTGCTAATTTGTGAACTGTTAGCAAGTGTTATGTTAGGATATTGTGCTGCATATATTCTGTTAACACCACTTTCTGCTAATACATCACCTGTTGCACCTTTTTTAAGTTGTAATTTGAATGTTAAATCATCAGTGAGATCACTTACTGCTACAGTTTTTGTTATTGTGGCATTACCATCACCATCTGTGGTTATATTGCCTGATAAACTGGTGTTAGAAAAATCTGTGCCTACTGCTGTGCCATCAAAATTATAGTATACAACTGTGTTTGCTCTGTTACTGGTTATATTGTATGTAACAGTTTGGTAGTCAATTGTTGTGCTAGGATCACTAGCACCTGATAAAGTTTCAGTTATGTTGAACACAGGCAAATTGGCTAGTCCACCACTGCCAGCATTGAATTTGTTTTTGTTTACAGAAATTTTATTACTACCTAGTGGCATGCTGTCTCCTTATGATGGTTTTGTAGGCCATGTTACAGTTCTTATACTTGCACCAGGTTGATCTGCTGGTATATCACGCAATGCTTGTCTGTATGTACGCCATTCTGCTTTCTTTGAATCACTAAGAGGTGAATCTTCACCCACTGTCCAATCACATGATTGCAGTTTCATGCTTCTGTATCTTTTTAGTTCTACCATAGGATCAGGTGTAGATGCAGGTATATCTTCTAGTGTCATGCTATCTAAGTTGACTTTTACTTTTAGATGATCAAGCACAACACCTATTTCACTTTCTGCTATACAACTCATGCCTGGATTTGCAGCACAATTCATCATTGCTTGACGTTCTGTGAACTTTTTAACAAATTTTATTTCACCTGTGGTGTTGTTGTAAAATACATATCTTTCCATGTTATGGTCCTATACTGCCTGGTGGTATGATTGGTAGATAATCATCACCTTTACCAATACGTTTATCTGCGTTTGTAACCCTCATTGATCTTGTTATACCATTTGAAACATCATCATCTAAATCTGTGTTAGCATAATGACTGATTGTCATTGTGTTTGCAAGATACACTTTGGTTGCACTTTGTGCTGGTCTACCTGCTGCCACAGCAAAAGCACTACCTCTGGCTCTGTCAATGCTATATTCAAAACTTTCCACAAGTGCTGACGGTATTGAACCTAATGAACCAATTTGTTGTCCACCTGATGTCACAGTTTCTACAATATCTGCGTTTGCGTTTGCAGTGTGCTTGCCTGTAACAGGATCAATGTCTATTTCTTTGTATGCAATATCTCTTCTTGACATATATGCTTGAGTGTATATGTCATCAACAAAGAAACTACCACCAGGTAACATTGTGTTAACACTGCTGAATTCACCTTCATCAATACCACCTAGTTCTACAACAACATTGGCAGCAACTTGTGCGTTTGGTGAAAATGTAAACACATCTGCGGCTACTGCGGCTGCATTTGCAACTGATGTATTTGACTGTGTTTGCTCTTCTTGTAATCCTGCCTGTACAGGTCCTGTTTTGTTTCTGCTTGTGCCGCCTCCATAATGAATAGGCACTGCTGGCAGAGTAACGTATGCACTTTGCTCACCTTCATAACCCACAAAACCAATGTCAATGTCCACATTGTAGTCTTGTGATATAGGCAAGTTAGGTATAGTTGGATCTACCACAGGTGGTTCTGGTAGCGGTATAGCCACAGTCACGTTAGCACCTGGCTCCCATGNNCCATAACAGTAGTGTCCTGCTAAATCAACACCTTGCACATTCATGTTAGCCAAGTTAGTGCATATTTCTCTGATATCAGGTATGTTTGGTATTTGAATAGGTATGTTAACCACTGGCATACCTGGTGGTGTGTAAGGTGGATATATGATGTTGCTGTTACCTAGTCCTACGTTACCAATGATGTTACCATTTGTGTTGGCCAAGTTTGCGTTACCTGATGTAGGATCATCCACAATGGTAACGTTACCATTAACAATGTTGGCAATGTTAGAGTAATCAACGTTGCCCCATATGCCTGTCCACCATCCTGGCACACCACTGAAGTTTACTGCACCATCTGATTGTATAGTATTGTGTTCATAAACAGAATCATCATATTCTAACAGTGCAACCAACACAGTCAGTGAACCTGATTCTGTTTCTTTTTCAGACACTTGCATAACTCTGTACAGTTTGTCTGTGTAACCATACTTGGCATTTGTTACTTTTACCACATCACCTACATCTACTTGTATAGCACTGTAGTCTGCTTCAAACTCTATAACATTTGATATTCTGCTTTGACGTAAATCAATGTTTGCTAGGTTATGCACTCTGGGTTTGTCATTGACCAAATCATATCTTGTGCTGAGAGGATTGTCTGGCTCATTGGTGTTTCTATCAGCAGTTGGTGTATCTATGATAACCAAGTTTGTTTGGTCTTTTTTGTTTACTTCTGGATATTCAACTTCTATTCTGTTGTATAAACTGTATAATTCTGTGGNNTTGCTATTGTGATTTTGCCTATGATGTTGTCATCATTGAACACAAACGCAGCACTCTTTTCTGCTGTGGTTGCTGCTCTGTTTGGCACTAACTTGAACTTACCACCTTTTGGATCATATGTGAAGTATGTTGCACAACTTTGACACAGTTTGTCAATGTTGTTTTTCACAGGCACATAAGTTGACAACATGCCATCAATTTGCCATCTATCATGTGTTAGTGCTAAACCACCTGAAGTCAAATAATTCACTTGCTCTGTACTATAATCATGCAGTGCATCAAAACTGTCTATGTCTAAATGTGCGTTGGTCAAGCCTGCACCATATCTGTCATTCTTGATATAGTCCAGCATAACATTTGAAGGTTCACTCAAACTGTTTGTGATGTCAAATGTCATCACATTGAAGTCAGTGAGTCCATTCTCAGGATCATAATCTACTTCAAATATAGCATAAACCAAGTCTTCATAGTTTGTGCTGCTTGTGATTGTGCTCATCAAAGTTTGTGCTGCTACTTTGGTACCACCTGGTGGGAATATTTGGTTTACAGAACTTTGTGCGTTACCTGCATACACTCTACAACGCATTTTACCTGATACGTTAGTTGATGTAGTAGCATTTGGGTCTGTGATGCCTGTTACACTACTGCTTGTAGCACTAGCATAACCACCTGCAAACTGTAATTCACCATCACCTCTGTATATTTTGTTCACAGTGTATGTGCCTGAGTCTGTTTTTTCACCTATGATACATGCATACACCATTGTGTTGTTTTGGTTTTTGATTTCTGCGTCAACAATAATAGTACCTGTGATGTTTCTACCATAGAACACAGGTATTCTGTTGTCTGTTGCTGGTGGTAACTGTACTTTTACACCAGGATCTTTGGCTGCATCTATAGTTGGAGCATCAAATACACCAGTTACTTTGCTGGTTGCATAGGCTAAACCACCAGCAATCACTGATGTAGCAATAACACCTGCTGTTGTGAGTGCACCTGCCGCTGTTACAAGGGCAATACTACCAATAGAACCTACTGCTGTGACAATTGCTGTTGCTATTGCTGTGAAAACTGCCATTAATTTGCTCCTTCAAAGACGTAATTGTGTTCTACCTTGTTCCAGCCACGCTTTTCAAGGTCAAAATCTGGTGAAATCTCCATCAATGTGAGCATGAATTCATCAACTACACNNTCACCATATTCTATGTATTTTTTCAACAATTTATACCCTAAACTGCTGGTTCTTAGGTGAGGTTCAACCCACCATGCCATTTCTCTGAGTACTTTTACCTCTGGTAACCATGGATCACTCACTATGTAAGCAATCAACATGCCTTCTATGTTGCCTTTGTGTTCTCCAACTAGCACAACACCATTACTCATTATGTTACACAACAAATTCCTCACGTATCTATCATTATACTGTGGGTTATGATGTGCTTGTAGAGGTGATGAGTTTGCAAAGTTAATCATCATCTCCATAATTCTATCAAAATCTTCTAAGCCTGCACGTC